TTGCGGGAGCTGCAGGTGCACACCAGCAGCAAACGGCCGGCGTATAGACTGATCATTCGCGTTCGCCGTAAGACGGCTGGTGATAGATGCGCTCGAGCTGCATCGACAGCGGCTCATCATCGTCGGGCATCAGCAGCAGATCCTGGGCGATCGCCATGGCCAGCTGATCATCTTCAAGCGCCGACCACGAGATCAGGGTGGTGTCGACTGGCTTGGCAATGACGAGCGACATCCGCGGGCTGCGGTGCAGCAGGCGCAACGCCCAGCGCTCTAGCCAGTTGAGGTGCGGCAATTTCATGGCTCCATGGTGCCGATAAGGCGGTCGAGATACCACCGGGCTTTCTTTAAGGATTCCGGATCCTTGTGCTGCTCGCGCCAGACATACTTCAGAACATTGCCTTTGCAGAAGCCCCTGAACTCTTCTGGCGTCAGCGCCGCGGCGATCGCGTCGATGCACTCGATCTCACCATGGCGGTAGTGGTCACTCATGATTGCCATCCTCCAGAGCGGCAGCCATCACCGAAGCAGACCGCAGCAGGGTGCTCAGCTTGACAGGACGCATGTTCTTCCAGCAGGCGTAACGGATCGCGTGCCTGAACCCCATGCTGATGTTGCCATCGCCCAGCTTGCGCGCGGCTTCAATCTCTTCGCGGCTCATGCGGATGTTGACTGTGAAGTTGCGGCCTTTGCCGTCAGGGCGTCGATCGCTTAGAGCCATTTGCCCCTCAGCAGAAACTGCCGGCACACGCTGATGCACTGCTGCGCGTGTTTGTCGGCCAGGTGGCTTTCGGCTTCACCAATCGCCAGCACGCAGGCGGCGTGCAGATCGGCGTAATCGGTGTCGCGGAAGTTGGCGGCGATGTCGCGGCTGAACTCCTGCCATAGCCCGGTGTAGGTGCCGCAGGTCCGGCCGCTCGCGTGATAGAGCGCTTCAAGCATGTCTGAGCGTTGCTGTTCGAGTTGGCTGCTGGTCAGCATGGTTCAAGGGCTTGGCGGATCCTGAGCAGTTCAGCGCAGATCGCGCTGACATGCGGCACGGTAGGGCCGCTGCGCAGCTCGTCCATCCGGGCGGTGATCAGCAGCTGCAGCCGCCGGCGTTCTTCGAGCTGACCGGCATTGAACATGCTCGAGTCGCTGATCAGCGCTTCGAGCTTGGCGCGGATGTGGTCAGTCATTGTGACCCTCCAGCTCGTCGGCAATGTCGAGCACGTCTTGACGAATAGCATCGGCACCCTTCATTCGCGCGGCTAAGGCGCGGAGGACAGCGACAGCAATTTCGCGTGAATAACACTCGGGATTAACTTCCCATTCGATGGCAGCGTCGGCAATTGCCTGCGCGGCGGGAGAGAGGTCAGTCATTACTTGCCTCCTGTTCAAGCCGTTCCGCAACACCGCGTGAAATCAGTTCAGAACGCAGCCACGCCGCCACCTCAAGGATCGCAGCGCGGGCTTGCATGTGGCCGCATTCTGGCTCACCCACAATGCAAGAGTGAACCCGCTGCACCAGCGAACTATCTGGTTTGGCCGGATAGTTGCGTCGCGGCTCTGGCGCCAGTAGGTCTCTGACGTGCTGCGCTTGCTCCGGCGTCAGTTGCAGCGGCTCGTTGATCTCATAGACGTTCGATGTTTTGCGTTCGGGCAACCCTGCTGCCGCGCGGATCTGCTCCGGTGTGGCATTGCGGATCAGGTCCATGCACGCATGAAACCGGCGATCGTTTTCTTCCTCGTCGATCGGCTGCGCAGCCTCCAGCGCCTCAATCCGCTGCAGGTGCTGGTCGCTCCAGCGCTTCACCTTGTCCACATCAGCGCCCCACTCCAGCGTGGCCAGGCGCATGGTCGTGTACTTGGCCTCCAGCGCCTCGACCCTGGCGCGGAGTTCGAGGATGCAGGAGTAGCACGAGAGCTTTTCTGCGGCCCAGCTTTCAGTATCGGCCCACTGCTCAGGCGTTGCTTTGTGTTCAGTCATCGCAGGCTTGGGTTCCGTTCTGCAGCGGTCAGTGATGGGTGGTCATCGTCATCGTCTTCCCAGTCAGGCTGAAGCAGCACGCTCAGCACCTGCTGGCTGGGATAAAGCTCCATCGCGCTCAGCGCTGCAGTAGCGGCATTAGGCGCCAGCAGCTCGACCTGATTGATCGCCAAGGTGACGCGGTAGCAGTTCACGCCAGCACCTCCACTGCCGCGTTCGGCCAGCGGTTCTGCGCGTACCGCAGCGCGTGGCGTTTGGTCTCGGCTTGCGTGATCCAGATCATCGGCTGCGCGTGTGCCTTGCGCACGATCACGCGGTACTCGCGGGTGTGGGCGCCATGTCGCGGGCGACTAATGCCTTCACCGTGTCTGCTGTCGTCTGGTTCTTCGTGCCATGCCCACGGGAGCATGGCGCCAATGGTGTCAGCCATGGATTGCGGGATCGGTGACGGTTTCAGGGTTGAGCCATTCGATTTCAGACCACCACGGCATCCAGCCGGACTGCTGCGCGATCTGCTTGGCTTCGGTCAGGGTGTGCGCCGTGATCGCTTCGATCACGTTGGCGCTGCGGATCTGGAAGTAGAAGCGGCGGGGGTGAGGGATAAAAGTCACAGCCGCACCTCCACATCGACCCAGTAGCGGCACTTGCCGTCTATGGTCATGTTCTGGTTGACGTACAGCGACTCCACCAGCAGGCCGGTGTCATCAGTGAACTCACGCAGGGTCTGATTGATGCGGTCGCGCAGGGCCATTTTGGCGGCCTTTGCTTCTTCGATGGTCATGGCTTCAGGTTCGGATGGCAGGCGGGGTGCTGGTAATGCGCTTGCATTACCTGATCACGGCCGACGCTGATGCCGACGGCGTACATCATGAACAGCAGCGTCAGGGCTGCGAAGCGGTTGATCCAGGGATTGGTGACCATGGTGTTGCGAATGGTGGTGGAGAGCCCCGGAGGGCTTAAGCGGCAGCCTTGGCGCGGGTAACAGCCCGATTGCCGAGGTACATGATCGCCTCATTCAGGGTGCAACGACGGCCACAGATGACCAGCATCCCCTCGGGCGTAACCGTCAAACCGTCATGCCACATGGTGGTGCCGGTCTCGATGGCCATGCGCTTGAGCTGAAGGACTGAAGTGTGCACCTGAAGCGCAGCCTCTGGGCTGCCGAGTGGAGGACCGATCGCCTCCGGTCCCCTAACAATACACCGTAGACAGCGTGCCGTCATCCCCCGCTGTCACATTCCGTTGCATTGCGCCGCAGCTCCGCAGCCTCCGACTTGCGACGGTTGGCATCCAGCAGATTCTGGATCGAGTCCTGCGCTTCCTCGTGGCTGGCGCCGATCCGTACCATGCCAGTCGTCACCTCAGCCGGCACCCGCAGCACCGGCTTGCGCTGGAGTCCTGACGACCATCCGATCGCGTACTTCGGCACCGCCACCTCAACCGTGAACCAGATGTGGCCGCAGTCACCGCAGACTCGTTTACGGACGATCTGATCGTCCATCTGGCCGTTCGTGACCGGAACCTTGTGGTTCTTGCTGCGACAGTCTGGGCATTTCATGGGCAACATGGGGCAACTGCCCCAGATCGATGGACTTCGGGAAATGGATGCAGGTCGAGATCCCAGCTGAGCGGCTGTTCAAGCTTGAGAGCAACTGCCGCGGCCTCGCGGCACATGGCAGCATCGGCCAGTTAGCGGCGAACCTGCTGCGGCAGAGCTACCGCCAGCAGGAAATGCTCCAAGCCGCAGTCCATGAGATCGCGCGCCTGGAGCTGATGATCCTCAATCAGAACACGTCGGCCTGAGTGACCTGCGCCACCACGCCGCCAGTGGCCTGAGCCAAACTGGCGGCCGCAGCAGGCACCGACGTGGCCGCAGCCTCTTCGATCGCCTTCTGCGTCTTGTAGTCCGGCTCGATCGCCATCGACACATAAGCGTCACCGCCGCTGGCCGGCTCTTTCCGCCAGCCGCTGATCCGCATCGGGATGTTGCCCCGATCGTTCGGCGTGGCGTTCATCAGGTAATTCGCCATCGCGTACGCCTGATCAGCCGGGACGCTGATAACGCCGTCATACATCGGATAGTTCTTGCTCGCGTCGAAGCGATCGCCCAGCCGCGCGCGCAGCTTCTCTTCAGTGTTCCTGAACAATGCGCCGTTTGCTTTGAAGCTCATGGTTGGTCGTGAGTGATGGTGTTGGCCTTTTCGTATTGCTCCACCTCGGCCAGGGGATAGAGCACGAATCCGGGAGTCCTGAAATAAGCAGGACCCTTGCCCGCCTTCCGCCAGCGCATCAACGTGTCAGGGTGCAACCCCCAACGCTCGGCGAGCTGGGTGGCGGTCAGATAGTCAGAAGAGTTCATCGCTGACTACCTCCACCGGCTCAGGTTCAGGCTCGGACGCGATCTGCGCGTTCAGTTCATCAAGGCTCGTCTTGGGCAGCTCAGGTTCAGCCGCGCGCACCTTGACCGGCTCGATATCCACCACCTCCTCCTGGCTTTGCATCCCCAGCAGCATGTCGCTGGCGTACAGCCTGCCCCAGAACGCCGCAGCCCGGTAACGGATCATCAGCTCCGGCATTGTCTGCCACTTGCTGCCCGATTTCGTCGCCCAGCCTTCTTTCTTGGCCATCGCCATCGTGATGGTCGGCCCCTTCAGCTCCTGCCCGCTGGCAAGGTCGCTGGCGATCGCATAACAGGCCAAGCTGTCACCTTCGCCGCTGATCTCAAACCGCAGCGGGCTGAACCGGCCGCAGCCGTTGACCATCGCGATGATGAAGCTGCTGGACCAGCTGGGTCGGCCGTGGATCACATGCAGGTGCTGCATCGCCAGAAACGGGCTGATGCCCATCCGATTGGCGATCTCAAGCGCGACCAAGCAGTTGGCAAATCCCTGCTGCCCTTGGAACTGCGGCGGGATCAGCGTGCTGCTGGCCAAGGCCTTGGCTATCCGCTGGGCATCCTCGAAGGCTTGGATGCCCGAGAACACGGATCCGGGGCTGGTGGTGGTGAGTGCTGTGGATTCCATCAGTAGGTCTCGATTTCAGGTGGGTTGGGGAGTGAGCCATCAGCCCGCGGCCGCATCCATGCAGGCAGGCTGAGCGGCTCGATCTGGTCGCTGTAACTGGGCCACACATCGGCGGCCTTGCAGGTGGCGTACACGTCAAGGTCACGCGCAGCCGTCTCTGCGCCGATCTGGATCATCTCCGCGTCGGCGGCGTAAACACCCACGGCGAACGGCGGCTTCTTTTCGACGCAGATGAAGATGAACTGATCAGGCCGGTGGCCAGTCGCCGCTTCGATGCCGTTCAGATACCACGCCGCCTGGACGTGGTAGCGGTAGTTGGCCACGCTGCGCTGGAAGCCCCGCGGGCTGGCGTCCTCAGTGGTCTTGAGGTCAACGATCAGGTTGCCGTCATTGGTCAGCCAGTCGGGCCGGCACTTGCACTCGACACCTGTCGTGGCATCGGTCCACATGTGCGTGGTCTCGGCCTTGCCCTGCCAATGCAGCAGCATCGCCGCGGCAGGATGGCGCCAGACCGATTCAGCCATACGGCTGATCGTCGCGCGATCATCGGCGGTGATGAGCTCACGGCCGGCAGCTTCGGCTTCAAACTCGAGCCAGCGGACTTTGCCTTCCTTGGTGCGGCGATCGACCACCGGCGCCGTGACGTAACGGTTTTCGAACTGATCCTGCTCGAGCACCAGCGTGTGCAGCGCAGTCCCCAACCGCATCGCAGCGGTCGATTCGCTCGGCACGCGGTTTGGGTCGAGGTAGCGCGTCCAGTAATGCAGCGGGCTGCGAGCGATCAGGTCAAGCCCTGACTTGCTCACGGCCGGATGCGCGTGATAGTCGGCGTTCTCCATGGGGGTGTGGCGGGTTACGACTCGATGCTACCACTTGTGCCTAGGTGCTGCTAGGTTCGCAACGTTGCCGCGAGCTATGACCTACTCCGACTTCCTAGCCTCAAAGTCCACCGCCTGCCCTGCTGTCGGATTTGATCCGCAGCAGTTCACCGCGCCGCTGTTCCCGTTTCAGCGGGACATTGTGACCATGGCCTGCCGTGTTGGCAGGTTTTGCATCTGGGCTGACTGCGGCATGGGCAAAACCGCCATGCAGCTCGAATGGGCGCATCAGGTGCATCAACACACTGGCGGCAACGTGCTGGTCCTGGCCCCGCTGGCGGTGGCGCATCAAACCGTCCGCGAGGGCAGCAAGTTCGGCATCCCGTGCGCGTTTGCTGCGACGCAATCCGACGTGCAACCCGGCATCACGATCACCAACTACGAAAAGCTCAGCCACTTCGACCCGGCCGCCTTCGATGGCGTGGTGCTCGATGAGAGCAGCATCCTCAAGGCGTACACAGGCAAGATCCGCAACCAGATCATCGAGTCATTCGCGCAGACACCATTCCGTCTGGCCTGCTCAGCCACGCCAGCGCCCAACGATCACATGGAGCTGGGCAACCATGCCGAGTTCATTGGCGTGATGACCAGGACCGAGATGCTGGCCATGTTCTTCGTCCATGACGGCGGCGACACCAGCAAGTGGCGGCTCAAAGGTCACGCGCAGTCCAAGTTCTGGGAATGGGTCTGCAGTTGGGCGGTCACCATCCGCAAGCCATCAGATCTGGGCTACGACGACGGCAGTTTCATCCTGCCCGACCTGCAGATCAATGACTGCACCGTCGAGACACCACGCGAGGCCATGGCCGACGAAGCCGGCCAGATGGCGCTGTTCGCCATGGAAGCCCGCACCCTGAGCGATCAGCGGCACGTCCGCAAGGCATCGCTGCAGATGCGCGTCGATGCAGCCGCAGCCTTGGCCAACGACAGCACCGAGCAATGGCTGATCTGGTGTGATCTCAATGACGAATCCAAAGCGCTTACCTCTGCCATTGATGGCGCGGTCGAGGTCAGTGGATCCGATCCAGATGATCACAAGCAGCAGGCCGCGATCGACTTTCAAGATGGCAAGATCCGCGTGCTGGTCAGCAAGCCCAGCATCTTTGGATTCGGGCTCAACTTCCAGGGCTGCCACAACGTCGCATTCGTTGGCCTGTCGCACAGCTACGAGGCGTTCTATCAGGCCATCCGCCGGTGCTGGCGATTCGGCCAGCAGCATCCGGTCAACGCGCACATCATTTACGACGTGGCTGAAGGCCGCGTGATCGAAAACATCCGCCGCAAGGAAGCGGACAGCATCGCAATGGCTGAATCAATGGTCACCATCATGAAGCAAACCACCATGGAACAACTCAAAAAGATCCAGCGCCAAGTGGCGCCACACATCACCGAGCACAAATCCGGCGGCAACTGGGACCTGTACATGGGCGATTGCGTTGAGAGCATCAAGCAGCTCGACTCAGACAGCATTCACTACAGCATCTTCAGTCCACCATTCGCGTCGCTCTACACCTACTCCAACAGCGATCGGGACATGGGCAACAGCCGCAACGATCAGGAGTTCTTTGATCACTTCGTCTACCTGGCCAAAGAGCTGCATCGCGTGCTGATGCCCGGGCGGCTGATCAGTTTCCACTGCATGAATCTGCCCAGCAGCAAAGAGCGGGACGGCTTCATCGGCGTAAAAGATTTCCGCGGTGACATGCTGCGCATCTTCCAGGCAGCAGGATTTGTCTTCCATTCAGAGGTCTGCATCTGGAAGGACCCCGTCACCGCCATGCAGCGCACCAAAGCGATCGGACTGCTGCACAAACAGATCCGCAAGGACTCAGCCCTGAGCCGTCAGGGCATCCCTGACTACCTGGTCACCGTGCGCAAGCTGGGCGACAACCCCGAGCCATGCGCTGGCCCGTTCACTGAGTTTGCCGGCGAGAACCCACCAGCCAAGACCGGCGATGCCATCAAGGACAGCATCAACATCTGGCAGCGGTACGCCAGCCCGGTGTGGATGGACATCAACCCATCTGACACCCTGCAATACCGCAGCGCCCGCGCCAATGACGACGAACGCCACATCTGCCCGCTGCAGCTAGAGGTGATCCGCCGCGGCCTGCAGTTGTGGAGCAATCCAGGCGATCTGGTGCTCAGCCCATTCGCTGGCATCGGCAGCGAGGGTTACGTCAGCCTGCAGATGGGTCGCCGCTTCGTTGGCTTTGAGCTCAAGCCCAGCTACTTCAACTGCGCAGTCAAGAACCTGAACGATTGCGAGGCCACCACACAGACAGCGCTGCTGTGACCGATCTTCGACCCTATCAACACCGCGCGATCGATGATCTGCGGAATGCCTACCGCTCAGGCGCGCGTGCCCCGCTGCTGGTCGCGCCCACCGGGGCAGGCAAGACCGTCATCCTGTCGGCCATCACCGCCAGCGCCACAGCCCGCGGGCGTCGGGTGCTCATCCTTGTGCATCGCCGTGAGCTGATCCATCAGGCCAGCAGCAAACTCACCACCGCTGGCGTCGACCACGGCATCATTGCGGCTGGCGTGCAGCCATCGCAGCATCCAGTGCAGGTCGCATCCGTGCAAACGCTCGTCCGCCGGCTCGCGACCATCGACTGGGAGCCTTGCCTGATCATCATCGACGAGGCACACCACGCCGCCGCTGGCTCGTGGTCGCGCATCCTCGACCACTGGCCTGGCGCTCTGCGCCTGGGCGTCACTGCCACGCCATGCCGCCTTGATGGCCGCGGTCTTGGCGACACCTTTGACGCACTGATCGAAGGGCCATCAGTGCAGATGCTCACATCTGCCGGCTACCTGTCACCTGCGCGGATCTTTGCGCCGCCCATGGTGGCCGATCTCTCGCAACTGCGCCGCCGTGCTGGTGACTACGCCAACGATCAGGCCGCGGCCGCCATGACCCGGCCAACAGTCACCGGCGACGCGATCAGCCACTACCAACGTCTCGCGGGGGCACAGCAGGCGATCGCGTTCTGCTGCAACGTCGCCCACGCCGTCTCAGTCCGAGACGCATTTGAGACGGCAGGTATCAGCTCAAAGCTGCTGCTGGGCAATACGACAGACCGCGATCAGGTCGTTGCAGATTTTGGCGCCGGCCTGGTGCAGGTTTTGGTGACGGTAGACGTGGTTTCGGAGGGCTTCGACATCCCGGCCGCCAGCGTTGCCATCCTGCTCAGGCCTACCCAGTCGCTGGGGCTGTATCTGCAGCAGGTCGGCCGCGTGCTGCGGCCCGCACCAGGCAAGGATGCTGCGTTGATCCTCGATCACGTCGGCAACGTCACCCGCCACGGCTTTCCCGATCAGATCCGTCAGTGGTCGCTCGAGCATGGCGCCAAGCGCGCAAGCGGCAGCCAGCCAGCGCCATCAGTGCGCACCTGCCCGGCCTGCTTTGCTGCATTCAGACCGGCGCCGCAGTGCCCGGTATGCGGCGCCAACTGCGCACCTAAGCCGCGCCGCGCCATGCAGCAGGTGGACGGCGAGCTCAAAGAGCTGAAGCGCATCGATGTACAGCTCCGCCGCCGCGAGCAAGGCAAAGCCCAAACCCTCCAGCAGCTCATCGCCATCGGCCATGCCCGCAACATGCGAAACCCCGTAGCGTGGGCCAAGCATGTGCTCTATGCCAGGTCGCTAAAGGATGGCCAACGCCGAAACCACCCTTCAGCAGCAGATACGCCTGGCGGTCGGTTCCCGATCTGACCTGCGCCTGTTCCGCAATCAGGTGGGCAGCCTCCCCGATCCACGCACCGGGCGGCTTGTCACCTTCGGCCTGGCCCGTGGATCCGCTGACCTGATCGGTTGGCGCACTGTGACGATCACCCCTGAAATGATTGGCCAACGGCT